ATCCTGGAGTTGTACCACCATCTGCCATTTTCTTGATTTTCATGATTTATCCGTAGAATACAGTCACGCCAGTAGTACCAGACGTAGATACATATATACCATTAAGCGCAAGAATGCCCTCACCAGGAATCAATATTGTTTGTACATTGCCTGCTGCATTACCATCAGTTGCCATTAGGAACCGCTGGGCATACACACAAGCTGTACCAGCATTAATCGTACCAGTGTTTACGTCCGTTACTGTGAATGTATTTGCGTTTAGAACAGAAATTACATAGTTACCAGCAGTTCCCTGCAGCGTGGCTACAGCAAAGTTTAATCCTAATGTTTGACCATTAGTTAAGCCATGACCATTTTCAGTAACTGTAATTAGTGTACCAGTGCGCTCATATTCGGCGGTAACAGGGACGGTAGCGGTATCCCAGAGCGTAATTGCTGATGCCCCAGAAGACACTGTCATTAATCCTTTAAGTCTAGTTCTTCCTATGAGGAAAAACCCAGCAACATTTAAGTGCCCTGACTTTACGTCATATTGCATACTCATAATTAATCTCCTAAGGTAGGATAAGACTACGCGGGTTTAGATGCCTCAAGTCCGCTAATCTTTGCTATTAACTCAGCATTTTCTTTAGCAAGTTTGGCGGCATGTCCCATTGCAAAGTCTCTTTGGGATTCCAGAAGCGCCACAATTGTAGCAACTTCCGGATCTTCATGAGTCAACATTAGACAGTAACAGCTTGCCAGTTGCCAGAAGCATCAGATACAAACAGTAGTCCATCAGTAGAATCAATACCTAACGAACCTTTGCCTACACCAGAAGCAGCACCATCAACAAAATTACCTACCTTGATGACAACAGGAGCAGCGGCAGCATCATCAGCCAAGCGAATCTCAGCCTCTTTGTAGGCTTTAATAGAACCGCCACCACCAACTGGGTCTTGCATCTTCAAGTCCAGACCGTATGTAAAGCCGGAACCTGCTGTGCTGTTGGTCATTGCAATACCGAAGCCTGCGCGGGCAGAAGACTCTCCACCATCGCCATCAATAAAAGCCATAACTGCGGCATCAGCGGTATCAGTAGAGTCACCAACAACGCCCATCACACCGACTTTAGGGTATGTAGAAGCGTTTGTACCAGACATCAGGTAACGACCCATTACGCCAATGTAATAGGTGCTTGTTGTTGACTGATTGGTGGTTGAATAAACCTGACCTCTAACACCTTGAGCGCTAGAAGGATTGACTGCTGTAGAGCTACCAAAGGCGGCTGTAGGGTTAATCGTTGAGGTCAGAGCTGCAGAAGGAGTGCCCTCTGCTACAGAAGAAACTGTCTCGTATGGGGCTTCGCTTGAGCCAACTACAAAACCGTTCTGAGAGAATACGGGACCGCTAAAATGTGTTGCTGCCATGATATATTTCCTTTGTGTTATAGCACATGCCCATACAGTCTCTATAACGTCTGCCAAGCCAGTCTGTATGAGTCGGGGTTCTTGGTTAGTATGTTTTATCACTTTATATAGGGAGTGTCAAGCATACTTAAACGCCCATCCTGTATATCTTCCACGAGTTATAGCACACCCAGATTTTAACGCTCTGTTAGCTGTAGATGGCTTAATATCTAGGGCCTTCCTGAGCTCAGAAATGCTTGGGTATAGTGTTTGCTTACCCTGACCGTCTGAGGCCACCACAGCCTTGCTAACCTTGTCTATGAACCCTTGAGACCTAGGCTTGCCATAGTTAAAGTTCTTTTCACCAGATAGGGACGCACTGATTTTGGCACGGGTTGATGGAGCCACAAAGTGACCCTGCATTGTCTTGATGCGCTTACTCTTCTCTTCATCTGTCTGGATACGCGCTTTGCTTGTTTTAGATATTCTGGCCTTAGCAGTTGCAGTGTGCTTATATCCCCATGTAGGGCTAAGAGATCCCACCATACCTAACATAGGCGCAGTGGCATCTACCCCAAGGTTATAACAATAGTCCTTGCCAACATGCTGTTTAAGCCACACTGTTTCCGCAGCCAATATATCTACACCAATCTCAAGCTCCTCAACTATTACAAATACAAATGCCGCTTCCCCATATTTAGTCCACGCATTTTGGAGCTTAGCGTTGGAGTGCTTATTCCCCCTCAGTTCAGAAAAGTGTCTTGTCTTGCGCCTAGAAAAATTAACTGCACTACCAACATAAAACTTATTGTTTATGACATTAATAATCTTGTATATGCCTTGCGTCATTGTGCTCTCCTTATCATTGAGAGACACATAATACACTAACTAATAATATAACACAACAGATAAAACAAAGGGGACCGAAGCCCCCTCTGCAACCCTTATTGCTATTGGGTTATCATGCACCCGCGCTTCCGAACATCCCAAGCGGATCCGACCATCCAAACGAATACCGCTCACGGCTCTTGTAGCGAACATTTCCTGTGTCAAAATCACCATCCATTGACTGTTGCAGGGGTGAACGCTCAAAGTGCTTCATACCGTTAGGTACATCTGTGGTCAGGAACCATGCATTGGTGTCAGTCAAGAAGTGATTGATACAGTAGCCTTCAGGTATCGAACCATTGTTCTTGATAGCATTGATGTCATTGTCAGCTGTACCAACGCGGAGGGAAGTCTCCAACAGACGGGTAGCAACGAACTGCAGTGAAGGCGGAACCACCAACTTGCGTGGGCGGCTAGCGATCAACAGGCTACGTTCATCAGTCCACAGTGAGATTTGAATAACAGCGGCTTCCAGGGAAGTCTCATTCAAGTCAGCTGGGGTTGAAGGAATGTTGCTGTTAACGCCACCAGACACTAGCGGGTGACTTGCTGAGAACAGAGCTTGTCCATCACCACCTGGGTAGGAGGATGAGAAGCCGTTGTTCAGCGTGTTAGCCGCTTTAACTTGCTTGGTGTATGCCATAGCACGAGCCAAAGCCTTGGTGTAGCGAGCTGAGAGAGAATCGTACAAGTTATCTTCGATTGCTTCTTCAGTTAGCGAGAAACCAAGAGCGATAGTTTCATGGTTGTAGCGTGAGGTCCAAGCTTCTTGGCCGTTGTCATAAGCGATGGCGGAGCCTTCATTCTTGACAGGTGCGGCTGAGAATCCAGACAGTTTTGTTTCTTCTTCGAAGGAACGCTCAGAGGTCTCAGTTTCGTAGATCTCTTTGTGCTCTTCGCCGTAACGAGCGTACTCCAAACCGAACAATGCATTCAGTCCTGGGAGCAACTCTTTCAGTAGTTGTGCGCGTGAAATAGCCATTTAATTGTCTCCCTTTAGGCGTAAGCCAAACCTGTTGCATTGTTATATTGATGGATACCAAAGTTGATCTTGACAATCACTTCGCTGTAAGTAGTAGGCGTAGGTGATGTAGCAGGAACAACGTCAATGACCCGAACTGGGAACGTATTGGTAGCTGCTGGGGAGGAGCTCAGTACTGAATATGCTGAGTTACCGTTCAGTGTGCTACCGGCAGTTGCCAGAATGGACATGTTGGTACCAATTGCGTTTTGGGTAACAGTTGCCATTACTACGCCACTTGAACAGACAGCTACTTGGTACAAAGTATCAGGATCATCTGCAACAATCGCATAGATCTCAGTACCTGAAGCAACAGTAATTGCATCAGGATAATACTGTGAACGTGTAGGTGTGCCATTTGCTGCGGTGTAGAAACAGCCCAAGAACACGCCGCAAGGTGTGTTAGCGGTTGTACCTACATCTTTTTCAATAGTGCCGCCAACAACTCTTTTGACAAAATCGCCAAAGAAGATGTTTTCGCTGTAGCCAACTGCGATTTCCATGTTACGGGTGGAACCTGCAAAAACTTGTCCACCAATCAGGTTTATAGGCCGTAGCCCATAAGGTCCGTTAATAGTAGGGTAAGCCATGTTTTAACTCCTTAAAGGTTTTTATTTGCCTTTGCCAAATGAGGTAGTAGATTTACGCTCAGCAAACATCGGCATACGAGGATCACTTTGTCTCATCATACTGTTATCTACAGACTCAATCTGGCTCTCAGCTTGCTTGCGGTAAAACGCATCTCGCTGCTCCACGAACTCAATTGGAGTCTTACATAGTAACAATCCACCGATTTCAATATTGTCCTTAAAGCGACTATTGCCATCAATTAACAGTTGGAACTGTGGCTGTTCATTTACAGTTACTGGCTCCCAACCTTCTCTGAGTTTGGCAGAGAGATTTCTTGGATCAGCTACATTCAATGTTGACACCCTTATCCATCGGTACGCGTATCCAGGAAGCTTGTCAGGTTCTGGCAAGAGTTCCGGCTGCTTCCACTGCTGAGGACGCTGCTGTTCAATACGAGTATCTGCTGCTCTAGGTAACTTGTTTTCAGCCATTATTGGCCTCCATTTTTTGGACTTCACGATAGTATTGCTCAGGCGTTAACTTGAGCTTCTTTGCAATGTTTAACTGCGATTGCTTCAGCGTTACCTTTTTGGAGGAAGTGCTTCTGCCTGCAGATGCAACTATCGTACTCTGTCTATCTGTACGCGGCTTGTTTGTGGGCTGCGTTTTTTCTTCTTCAAAGTTCTCTGGGAACCGGCGATGCATTGTCTCATCGACTTTCTTCCAGTATTCATCCGTTGATGCGTAACTTGCTCCATGTTGAGTAACAAGTTTTTGATGTAGCCCTAAAGCTAGACTTGTCATCTCTTCATCTTTCCCGAACCAGGTATTGCGCTCTTGCCACGCCATAGCCCGTGAATCAGGTTTTGGTATCTCAGTCTGACTATTTACAGGAATTTCTGGAGTTTGTAAAGCAGGCACATATTCTTTTGCTTTCTGTAACTTATACTGTGCACCTGATAACTTCTCCTGGGCATTTACCAACTGATCTGAATCTCCTAGATCATATGCCTCCTTATAAGCCCTCTTAGCTGCGTCAATTTCAAGCTCAGCTGCATCCTTATATGCCGCCAGGTAGTTCTGCTCTCCATCGGTTAGGCGTGTTTTAAGCGCCTTGTTCTCAGCCTGGACTGTCTGTGCATAGGCTAGAGCTTCCTTCTGCTCCCTTAGGGCTTGCTCTTTCTCCCTACGCTCATCGTGCCAGACTTTCTTAAACTGTTTTAACTTCGTCTTAACCGTATCGGAATATTCCTCTAGCTCATCCTTGTCTAGATCTTCTACTACTTCCTTTGGCATTGCCTCACGACCACGGTCTTTCTCAGGAGTGTCATCCTCTATTTCAAATTCAAACTCCTCCTTCTCTACCTTTTCGTCTGGGAATTGAAATTCCTTTTCGTCATCCATTTTATTCTCCTAAATGTTACCTTTCGGTATGTTTGTTAAATCCTACTTATTCCTCTTGGGTCTTCTACCACTGCCTCTACGGTGTCATCGTTTATTAATCTAAACTCTTTGCCGTGGATCTTTAAGCGCGTTCCTGAATTAGGACGGGCCAATATAAAGTCACCCTTCTTACACCAAGCTCCTGCTGGGAACCGGCTTTTATCAGAGTAACAGTCTGGACCCATATCAATTACAAAGAACACAGTACTAAGGACTTCTTCATACTG